TTTAGTTGTTACGTCCCACATTGTTTGCCATTTATGCACTTCAGGCGGATGTAGTTCCCAAACAATCCCGTTCCATCCTGGGTAAAGTTTATTGTTACCTGCACTATCAGCGGATCGTCTAGTATATTGTCTAGAGTCTCGACGCCATACTTGCCAGAAGTGATCCCAGCTGGCTGGTTCTAATTTAGGTAATTTTAGAGGTGTTGCAAGTATTTTATTAATATTCATGAGTTATTTAATATGCAACAATCAAACAACTGTTATTTTAGGATGTCTAGTTATTCCTTGATGTTTTTTTGTATACACAAACGGTTGTTGATTTTTATAGGAAATATATTGCCGATTGTCGGCTGTGGAAAACGGAAGTTCCCGGGTGGCAATAGTAACTGAAGTTACAATTTTGGCAGATGCATTGTTAGTAAACAACCCAAGACTTTCGCCATGTGCTACTGACCCGAACATTCCCGAAGCGTATCCTAAACTTTTAGCAGAGATCATAGCATAGGTAGCTGAGAGCATAGCATCTCGATGTGCAATGAACGCTTTTTCATTAGGACCTGCTCGAGAAGTTGCTGACAACTTTGGTGTTGCAATATAAACTAAGACTAGCCCGCTTAATATAGGTTGACAAATTTCTCGTTCATTCCATGAATCTCCTGGTGTGTCAGTAATTCCGTCAGGACCGCAACATACATAATAATCTACGAGTGCTTCTTTTTTAACAATACCTGCGGCACTGTTTGTTAATACATGCACTTCATAAGGATAAACTTTATCAAAACTAGGTGCTAGATTAATAATGTTTAATATTTTATTAATATCGTCTTCTGGAATATCATCTTGACTAACATATCGAGGAGTCCTGCGATTTTCAAGTAGAGTTTTTAGTTCGTTATACATGATAAACTATTTATGTCCCCCACTTTACATTAGTAAGGTAATGATCTCTAGGTTTTTTAGGTTTGTACAAGTGGTTCATAGTTAATATGTTAGTAATGCCATTAAGTTTTTTTAAAAACAGTTGCCCAACTAACTCATTGTTCTCTTCAATCATATGACACATCCTAGTGTCGTCTCTGCCTTGATGTCGATAAGAGATATCAAATCCTCCCCATGTTTCGTCTTCATACTGCATTATTTCTAACAATGGTAAATCCAAATTATTGAGCATACTACGCCGACTACACGGGTATAAAATAGCATCTGGTCGAAGGGCTTGTATTTTTTCAACTAGGGTATCATGGAAGAATAATTCACGATCTCTGTCGTGAATGTTATCGTAATAATCTTGTATCAGTTTATATTGTCCACGTGTGGTATCATCTGCAAACTGTAAATGAAGTTCTACATTATAGGGCTGTTGATGCCTACGTATGGTTAGTTTAGTTGTGTCGGGCAATGTGATTCTATTAGGAAATGTAACAAGAAAAATAATTTTATCATAATTCTGTTGATGTGTTAAGAACTGCTGATAACACCACCATAGGCTCGCGCCTCGTTCAGAAAAGTTATCTATACTGTACAGATTGGTTTGTTTAATATGATCAATCCAACTGAGACCCTGACTCTTATAACTTTCCTTAAAAAACTTTTCATCGGCAAAACTGTCACCAAAGATAGATAGTTTCATACAATCCACGGTTTAAAAAAATCCACTGCACTTTCCCAAGTTTTAAATCTTGGGTTGACTCTAACACTAACGCACCATCTTGTTTTGTTTTCTAAGTTTACAACTCGGTGCGGAATAAAATTATTAACTAGTATTGGTCCGGTCTGAGAAGTTTCATCTATGAGTGTACAGTTATTTTCATTATAGAAAGTTGCTTGATAGATTGTTTTTGATACTAAGTCTCCTGTAGTAACTGAAGGCATCTTATCTGCTTTGAACCATTGCATTTTATAATCATTTACAAATAGTGTCCAGTTTATAGCACACAGTGATGGAGTATCTTGTCCGCCATCACTGTGTATTGCAATTGTTGATAGGGGTTGAGTCATTAATAACAATACATCTGGAACAAGACCTATGTTACGGAACCACTCATTTAACTCATCTGTTAATACTATGTTTGCATCTGCATTTGCAAAGTTAATTTTACTGTCGCCAAACTCTGGCCAGACAATATTCTCTTTTATAGGCATTGCTGGCAAGTTTAATTTATAGTATAGTTTCATATTCTTTCCAATATTCTGCAAGACTAACTCGCTGATCGCCGTTGTATGCGAACAAAATACAATCAGTCTTTCTTAGATTATTTTTAAGACATAAGCCATCTAATTTTGAACTATATGTGTCCCACCAGTATGTAGGAGCAATATTATTCAGTAGGTGTGTTGCAAGTTTCACACCGGATAAGTTCACGTATCCTAGTTTGTTCATTATGACAAGGCTAGGTATTTCTTTTTTTGAAAAGAGTAAACTAATTCTATTATAAGGAATAGATAACGTTTTACTAAAACTAAAACTAGCAGTATCAAATATGCCAGCATCTATACAGTCTGGTTTTACCAAACCGAGGTATGCACAATCTAAATGCATTGTGTTGGCATTACATTGTTTAGCAAACTCTAGTTGGTCTCGATTGCCCCATGAGTATCCTGGCCACGATACTACTACATTAGATACTGCTTCAGGTGCAGTTAACTCTTTATAAGATTTACGTTGTATAGTATGCCAATAGTTATAATAACTGTAGTCTCCTTTTTGCCAACTCATGCCATCTTGAGTGTTTGAAAAAATAGTATTAAGGCTATCGGTATTGCCGTTCATAACATACATGTATGGAAACTGATCCAGACCTGTTACCCAATCTTTGGACCAATCTAAGAACTTGTGTTTTAAAGTGCTAATAGGTGCTATTCTTTCATCCCAGGTTAGTTCTTTGTCATAGGGACTGTATACTGCAGAATCGATTGTGTTGATTAGATTATCGATATAGGAGTTTCGAATAGGTTTAATAAGTTTGCGATAAAAATCTAAAGAGCTCATAGTAATATTTAATCGTTAAATGTTATAACCAAAAAAAAAGGACCCGAAGGTCCTTTTTAACTTGCATACCAAATTTCTGTGAAGCCTTCTTCTTCAGTAGGTTCCTCCCAATTGGCAATCATACTGGCAACGACATGTTCAGGAACAATCTTGCCAGATTCCCATCGACTAACTAATCGACGCATCAGTTCGGTATGCTCAGGTGTCCGAAACACTACAGCAATGTGCTCATAGTCGGGCAACATACGAAACTTCTTAGCACGACTTGCTATAGTAGTACTAGTTTGATCCCAAATTATAGTATGGTCATGCTCACGAGCAAATACAACTTGTTTTGCCATTAGGTCAACTGCTGTGGGCATGTAGTCTGTAAACACTTCGGAATAAGTTTTACCTTGTTCTTTAGCATAAATTTCTACCCACATATCTGTAGAGACTACAGTTAACCCTAATGCCCAGTCTTGATTAGAAATCCAGGTAGATTTTCCACTGCCCGGGACTCCTATGAGTTGATAACATTTTGATTTCATCATTTTTCTTCTAACGACACATTATTCAATAACTTTTTTTTGGCTCTGTCTTTGCGCCAGCCTTCGCGCATTTTTTCTCTTTTGGCTAATTCTTTTGAATCAGGGCTAACTGGAATTGGATCCAACAATGGTTCTACGGTGTCTAATGTAGGAACAAACGCATCATACGCATTTTTATTCATTTCGAATCCAATAAAATTTCGGCCCCATCTCAATGCTGTTCTGCCAGTGGTTAGTCCACCCCCAAAACAATCTAACACAGTGTCGCCTCTATTGCTTGAGTACATAATAAATTTTTCAATAAAATCTTCGTTCAATTGATTCTTATTTTTAGTCTGTCCTGGATTGTGTGCCCTGGGCATGTCTTGCACAGTCAATCGATCATGATAACTGTCTTTCTGATCAGTATACTTGTAATTGCTGTTGAATGTGCGCTTCTGACGGCCCTTGTCCGGCTTGGCCCAAAACAGTACATGATAGTGACTGCTGACAAATTTATTCTTAGTACTGACACCAAAACTGTATTTGGCAATGATATGATTGACTTCTTCTAGTTCGGTGGCATGTAGAGCATTTAAGATATGATGTAGATTACTATAACCGCTGACAATGTACATACTGCCGCCTGGACGTAGTACTCTGGCGCACTCGTTGATCCAGTCACTACTAAATTGAGCGTACTGATTCAGTGGTACATCAATATATCCAGGAACTACTTTGGATTCGTCTCTGTGATAATGCACATCCAATCCGTCACCGTCAATACCATATGGTGGATCTGTAAACACAAGGTCTACTGAATTATCTGCAACATGTTGTTGCATTCCTTCAATGCACGATTGATTATAAACTTTATATGTTGTCATTGTTAATTTTAACTTGTTTATTATTTAATTTATAGAAAAATTCAATTGATGAAATTTGTTCCCCGTTCAGCCAACAAATTAAATTTTCTGCCCCCACTGCGTCTACAATTTCTTGTAGACCAACAGAGATAGCATCACGTCCAATATTTTTACCTTCTGCCAATTGTTTAGCAAAATGTGTTATTTTTTCATCTTGTTTTTTCTTAAAAAGCGGATGAATTTTTGTTACGTGATCTTTAGGCACAAATACCACAGCAGTTGGATAAGGATTATAATATTCAAAAAAACTAAGACTCAGACCATCATACTTATAGATATATGCTCGACGGGCTGGATCATTTTGTTTGTCAAACATCATCTCAGGAAACATGGCCATTGTCAACGTCTTGCCTTTTTTAGTTCCAGACTTTTGTTCTATATGATGATAATCTTGATCAACTGCGTTAGCGTCATCACCGGTTCTACCAATTGTTTTTTTGATGCTGGGAAGATAACTTCTAAGAATTTCTGTCGTCGTGTATTCTCTATAACTGTAATTGTCAATTAGATTAACTTTAGTTTCATCTACCACTTCTTTTAATAATCGAAATGCTTCTTTGAGTTTCTGTTCAATAGACATTATATACTTTCAATAAAATACTATTGTACAGAAAAAAATTACAAAAGTCAAACAAAATAAATGCAATCTGTTTGTTACATTGTTGGACCGTTGCCGTTTTTAAAACCAACTGATCCACCTTCTGCTTCAATACGTGCAACGACGTCTTCGAATAAGATAGGAGCAAAGTCAGTTTGCTCAACGCAAACACAATGATATCGAACATCGTTTTCGTCACCGTATAAGATTTCTCCTGTACGTGCATCAACGCCACGAGCCTTCTTCACACGGTTAGCATGAGTATGTCCGTGAATGTTAACACCAAAGCGACCCATTGAATCACTATGTAATGGAATATGGCTTAAGATCATTCCGTTCATCACATGGTAGGCACGTAATTCACGGAAGTATTCACGATATTCATCATCACGGAAGATGTCATGGTTGCCACGGATTAACACCTTGTCGCCGTTTAAGCGGGCTAATGTCTTTAATGCCTTGCGGTTAATAACAACATCACCTAAGTGATAGACCTTGTCAGTGGGCTTGACCTTAGAGTTCCAACGTGCGATCATATCTTCGTCCATTTCTTCGGGACTTTCATACGGTCGTAATTTTGTAACTCCATCGTTACGAGTAAAGCGGCAAACACCCATGTGTCCAAAGTGCGTGTCGCTTACTAAGAATACACTAGGCATATTCGCCTCCTTTCTTTAATAAGTTTCTTTTACAATATCAAATTCTTCTGCAGGCCATTTGGCCTTGAATTCATCTGTCTTGACATATTCATTATAAGACTTAGCCTCAAAGAATACCTTTTTAAATACGCTCATATGTTTGCCCTTAGGCAAGATTGTGAGATAGATTGATTTTGCTTTGCCAGCCATGATGATGTTCCTTTATTCAGTAATTGCTTTTCTAAAAACTAACTCTTGCCTAGCAAACGCATCTTGTTCCCAAGGTTGATCCAAATACTTAGTTCGTTTGGTATACCGTTTGCCACACCAATAATTAACACCATTCTTAATTTTAAGAATACCTTTGGCCATTTGCCGCACATGAACCATTTCATGCGCCAATGTAATACCAATTGATTTGATAGACATAGAGGGTTTGATAACCACCACATAACTATCTAAAATGTCAACAGGAACAGTATAGCCCATTTGTTCGCAATCTTTTTCCAATCTAATAACCAAAGATTTTCTAGTATTAGTTAGTCCAAGTTGATCGATCATAGAAGGGAGAATAGCCTCAATAAATTGCTTCTTCTGCTTACTATGTGCTTCTACAAGGTAATCCATGTTTGCTCCTGTTTAGTGTAAGTTATATTATAACACCGAACGAGCAATTAGTCAACTGATTTAAAAGTCCGCCAATCATCAATATTAGGCTTTTCGTCCGGATCATAAGTCCAACCCAATGCCTTCATCATACGGTGTTTAACCAAAAGATTTGGACTGCGGAAACGATTAGTATCTTCAAAACCCATCATGACACCAACCTCACAGACCGCACCCGATCGACAAATACCTGCGTAGCAATGAACAACCACATTCATACGGTTGTCCAAAGCGTGTTGCAATAGACGAACAAGTTCTGCGGCCTGCTCATGACTACAACGCATTGCTTCATCTAGGGCAAAATCTTTTTCTTCAATATCCAAGAATTCAAAGTTATGTTGTTCTTTGAACTTGTGGGCAGGCGTGGGGCGCCAACTTGCCGGATCAACAATACTGATCAGCATACTGTTCTCTCCGGCCTCGTGATGGAACCTAGTAGGTATATCAGCGGCTGCTACATTTTCAATCCACGGCATATTAGACTCCTTGTTTTCTCGATATCCAACCATCGTAGGTAGGATCAGTTACTTCATCAACACCAAAGATACCACATACTTCAAAATCTTTACCTTTGATAACTACAAATTCATTCATAGACTTTGCAACATTCATTGCCTCAGCCAGTGTAAGCACCTTGAAGGTTTCTTCTTTTCCTATTACTTTATACATGTCGTTATTTTAACATTAAATTTTGGTTTTGCCAACCTAAAAAAATAGCACCCGAAGGTGCTATTCAAAACATTAGTTTTTTTAGATATCGTAGCGTGGAACCATTACAGTCTTCAGCATGATACCTTCTGGAGTGAATTGATCCACATCAGCGCCTAGCAAGCTAGCCATGATGGCTGGACTAAATCCACTAACAAGAGCGGCACCACTCTTGTCTGCCTTAACTGGAACGTTATCACTTGCGTTTAGGTTCCAGAAAACAACCTTTGGACATGTGTATCCGGCTGCTTCGAACTTGCGTTCGATCATCGCCATTGCACTGTCATCGTGATTGACACATTGGTTAAACTGCATGTCACTCAGGATCAACACCATTGCTGGCATATCGCTTTGTGGTGCATTACCCTTGACAGCCACGTCAAGGATCTTAGTGAAGGCAGCGTGTAGATTAGTACTCATCCCCCAATCACTCTTAACCATTTGTGCAGCCTTTTGGACTACGTTACCCTTTAGGGTCATCAGTGCAGGCTTATCACTGAATGTAAGGAATGTGTCCTTGAACACACCCTTGTTCTTGTCAGCCAAGTACAAGCCAAGGCTAACTGAAACGTCCATGCAAGTCACGTTATTGTTCTTACCTGCTGGGCAGGACATAGAACCGCTAACGTCTACCAATGGTAGGATACTTGCTTCACCTACGTAGTTTGGCAAAGCGTCCCACTGTGCCACAATGTGGTCAGTGTCAACCTTGCTCAAGTCCATACCGTAGTGGTTGATAACACCCTTCAGTACATCATGTGGGAAGATTGCGTTGGCGTTAACCTTGACAGTCTTATCTCCACTGACTAACTTAGCCACGTACTCTGCAAATGCAGGTGTGTGACGTCCGAATGCCTTCTTGTAGTTGCGAGCAGCCACAGATGGAACATGCGAGAAGTTGATGTTATCCCAGTCGTTGGCACACATCTGTGTTTCAACAACTGTTGTCATTGATACCAATGACTTGCGGTACTGCTTAGGAGTCATTCCAAAGAATGATCGTACTTCAGCCGCAATCTTGCCCTTACGTGGAGTCCACTTGGCGGCAAGACCATTTCGCACACGAAGCGCATCACCTAACATTGTGTAGGCTGCTGTCTTCAGTGCAGGGGTTGAGAAGACAAAGATGTCGTCCCAGCGACCAACTTCAGGCACCTTCTTTAGCAAAGCCAAAGCGGCATCTGGGTCAGTCTTTTCCAAGTGAACCAAAAGGTCACGGAAGATTTGTCGTTCACCTGCACCACCGCGGACATCACGTGCCCATTGTGCGATGCGAAGTGCAACGTCTGAATTTTCTACGTAAGCGGCAGTGAAGTCGCCTACAATGTTCTTACCACGGCTTGCACCGATCTTATAGAACAGGTCAACTGTAGCCTTGGCTGTTGACTTACGTGCCTTCATGCCATTGGCAGTACGGGCTTCTTGATTTGCGATTGCTGTTACAAATGCGTTCATTTTATTACCTCACAGAATGTATTTTATTTTCGATATGAATGAAATTTAAAGTTGCTGTTAACATTCTAAAACTTTAACAGGATGATCGTGCCAATTTGTTTATTTTCTGGTCTGGCCAATTATAGCACCCAGACCCTATCAACATTCATGTTGCCTATTACATGTTTTTCTGTATGTAAATCATATCCGGACTTTGCCGGCCTATCTATTCCTTGAGCGTCTATTTCTAGAAAACATTTCTGCCTGTCCTTCGACCACCGTCTATAGCAATTACGTTAGTAGATTTTAAATTGCTGTAGTCATCCAAAACTAACAGGATCGTTGTTGACTGCTTTTATTTTACACAGGCCATCACTCTGTGCTTGTTGGTCTATTTCAATAGACACCTTCAACGTCTCCGGGCAAGCCCTTCAACTCCAGCGAACTACCATAGGGTCCAACGATCCATAGTAATATGAATGTTGCTGTACCGATCCTAAAACTCTTTGCAAGTTTCCTTGCTATGTATCTATTATAACAGTATTGCACTGTCTTGTCACTACATTTTGGCTAAACTGCTAAAATATATTTTGGTCGGAGTACAAGGATTCGAACCTTGGACCCCCTGGTCCCAAACCAGGTGCGCTACCAGACTGCGCTACACTCCGAATTAATTGGTACCTGGTGTCAGACTCGAACTGACATCGTTCTCCGTGTAAAGGAGATGCATAACCTCTCTGCGCAACCAGGCCTTGATCTTATACTACT